TCCACAACATGCTTAGGGTCGATAATTAAATGATATGCAATTTCTGGCCAACCATTTGTGCGTACATGGAAGTCAGCGAATGATTCAATTTTAGATCCTCCAGCTGATAACTTAGTTAATGAGTGATGCCAAACACGGGTAGTGATGGAATTCACACCGTTTTTTCTTTTGCTATAGGAACCCTTGTGAACTAATTTACCTCTTTTATCAACTAACTGTGGCAACTTTTCGAATGCATACATGTTCATCTTCCTCTCGGATTTTAGTTATATAAAAAGCCACTCCTTTAGAAGTGACTGGGACTTATTTATTTTGCTTTTTAGCTTCTCTCTTTCTTAGCCAAGCTTTTAGTCCTTGGGTAAAGTGGGTATTCTTCCACACGGCATATGCATTAACTGCCAAGGCTGCAAATGCAGAGACAAGAATTACAAAAGCGTTAATACTTTCTGTAGTAAACCAATCAAAGCTCACACCAATTGTTCCAAAGAAAAATAAAAGGGCGGTTAGGAAACCACCCAGCAATGTGAATATATCTTTTTTCATTTTTAGCTTCCTCCCTTGAATACTGTAAAAACAATTGCAATACTGCCACCAATTAGACCTGTAGAAACAGCTACAATAATCGCATTTGTAATGGTGCGTTTGAGCCATGTAGTATTTTCGTTAATACTGTTCAACATATTTTCAATAGCTTGAATTCTTCCATCGTGACGTGTAGTGATTTGCTTCAACTCTTGCACTTCTTTTTGCAACGACTTAATATCAGTTTTCATTTCGACTATCTCTTTCTGTGTTGTATCTATTGGTTGAGCCTCCACCGTTTGTGGCATCTCCCTCACCCCTTTTATAAAATAAAAAGAGGACTGAAATTAATCCTCTTAATTTCTCTTTATCTTGCTTTACATGGTTAGTTGCATGGCGACCACCACCTTTAAGGCATAATAAATTTGCTTATCTTACTTGATTAAATAAATCGAATAATTTAAGTTGAAAAATTTTTCATGCCTTTTTCCCCGCCTTATTGTGACATTTTAGGACATTTGACGTCAAAATTACCAAAAACTCCAAAATAAATATTGCCAAATATCTGAAAATACAATTATAATTATCTAGGCACTAAGGAGGGAGCATAATCAGACATAAACAATTTAAGTACAAACACTTGCTATTTCTTTTCTTTTTATTAAACGGTATTGGAATGGTATTTGGTTATAAAATAAGTGGTAGAGTAGCTATTTCAAATTTATTTCAAGTTGTATCCTTGGTCGTTGTGATACCGTTAATACTCAAATATTATAGGTTAAAAGATTACATACTTTTCATATGGTTGATTACTTTAACCTTGATATCTGGATGTGGCATATTTTTTATCTATGACTATTTCATTAATGCATCACACTTTATATTTTTTACACTTTCGTTTCTATCTCTTCAAGCTGTGTATGTCATCAGTAGGAAAGCAGATATCAAACAGCTTGCAATAAAAGCGACTAGATTATTAATAATGCCAACGCTTTTATATCTTACATACATGGGTATCGTAGATATTTTCTTAAAAGGAGCACCTTACTCTTATTTTGGATTTGATGATAAATCCCATGCTGTTATAGTGTTGTGTTTTTATGCTTTCGTTTCATTAAGTTTAATGAAATCTAACCTAAAATTCATCGCATCTGTTGCTTTTATGATTCTTGCTTTTCTAACTGGTTCCAGACTAGTTTTTATTTTTGTTATTTTCTATATATCTCCACTGTTAATAAATCTTTTTAGTCTTAAAAGAGCAAAGAACTATCTTAACTTTTATTTTAGAACGTTACTAGGCGTTTTCACCATTACAGGCATCACTTACTTCATTGTGAACAATCCTGAATTATTTAAAGTGTTGGAAAGAGTTACATCACAAGATAGTAATAGTTCTGATTCAACACAAGCTCACATGTATCTAATTAAATATGGTATGTCCCTTAAAATGGAAAATGTTTTCAATTTCATATTTGGTGTTACACCAGGTGGCTTTGCTTCTGTTCTAGCTAATTCAAAAGTAAATTTCACGGAATTCGGACTTATAGACCCAAGAGGATACCTTAAAATATTCACTGGTGAAACACCTATGCACTCAACTCTTTTCTCCTTTTATACTGAATTTAGTGTTGTGCATTTTATTTTTTATCTCGCCCTATTGACCTTTATTCTGAAACGATTAATCAAATGCCACTTAGGTACAGAAATACTCTTTTTCACAGCCATGTTAATTGCTACGACTTTTTACAGCAGTAACAATGAATTGTTTTTTTATTTCATTCTTTTTTATCTAATAAGTATGGTTTCCGATTACAAAAAGCCTGTCATTGTTAAAAAGTCAAAACCAAGATCTATCAACAAAAAGTCTATCACTATTGAAAAACCTGTACCTGTCGAAGAACCAGTTATCGAAGAAAAACCTGTTGTTGAAAAAGAGCCTGTTCTTATTTAAAAATGTACTAACACTAAAGCCACCAACTTTTATACGTTGGTGGTTTTTAATTAGATATAGACATAAAAAATAATGCTCCAGGCGTTTTTATTCTTCTAAATTATTCAAACAGCTTTAGGTGAAGATAAAATAATACCTTTTTCTTCTTCATCAATATATCCTTTAGAATAAGCGTTTTCTACATATTCTTCGTCTTTTCCCATAATCCACATATTTAAAATAAATGGATATAACCTACTCATCTTAACTTCCCCCTACAAGCCTAATATAAAGTTTAACGTGTCCTCTGTAGCTTTTAATCTTTCTTCTAAGGTAGGCGTTGTAATGGTTCCTACTTCGACCCACCCCTTATCTTCGTGGAATTCAAATTCTCTCTCTTCAACGGTGGCTCCTTCTGGAAAAGGGTTTGTTATTTGTTTTTCCATTACAGCTTCTTTAATTATGGAACCATACTCATCAACCACGGCTGGCTCCTTCACTATGTCAACATATTGACAGTCCCAATCACCAATATTTATAACTTTTCCGTTTTCTACTACACACTTTTTCTTCACCATTTTGCCTCCCATCCTGTATTTCCCGTACCAGTTGTTTTCACATAAACTAACGTGCCATTTACACCGTCAGCTCTCAAATAAATAGACCCGTTAGAAGCTGTCACAACACCTTCTGGAGCTCCTACTCCCCCGTAAATCTTTGTAGAAGTTGCACCGAACGAGACAGAACCACCTACTACAAGATCATAATCAGTCCTTAGTTTACCCGCAGCTGCCCGATAAAGATTTGTATCAGGGTTATTTGTACCATCTCCCCATTCTAGGGCTCCGTTATGTCTTATTAGTAACCTTTGAGTAACATCCCCAACAATTTTAGTGTTTAAGGCTCTATCCGTTAAAGATTTACCCAGTAATGTTCTTGTTGTTCGTTCGTTTTTCCCTTGAATGATATACGTGTCTGTGCCTAGATCGTTAATCAAACTCATAACATCTTGTGTTGAAATAGAGTCTGCGAATTCATTAAAATCAACCCTTGGATTGATAACAGATAAATTAAATGTATTACTGCCTATATCAAGAAACTTCTGCCCTGCTGTAACTTTATTACCCGCATAATATCCCCCAATGATAGTGGGTTGACGAACAACCTTGCTACTACCTGATACTTTTCCAATGGAAAATACTGAAGCTCCAGTAGTCGCTAATACAACAATTCCATCAAATTTTGGAGCCCATGATCCTTCAATTACAATTTCGTATCCTCCAGGGCCACTATTACCTTCAAATCTAGTTCCATACACATTCAGACCAAACGTTAGAGATGTTGGGTAGGATGGAGTTTGAATAACTTTTAACCCAGGACCGCCATTACCAATGACATTACCACCTAATATTGTTACAGAAGATGGATTGATATTGATTCCGCCAGTTGCATTACTTTGAATATCACAATTGCTAATAAGCGCTGATCCAATAGCAGATTGGGCTATTGAATTAATACCCCACCCTTTACACAACATAATTTTTACGTTTTCAATTTTTAAATTATACGCATACTCATCTTTTCCAGAAGAAGGATCAAATACTTGACGATCAAGGCGGATTCCATCAACACCACAGTTCGTAATATATAAATCTCTAAATACAATGTCATTAAATGAACGTAGGTAAATTCCACTACCTCCGTTATTTCGTCCTTCTATACTGAGTCCTTCTACAATCAATCCTGTGATTTTACCAGAATGCGAGCGATCTCCTACCTGTCCAATGAATTTCAAAATTGAATCAGAAGTATCTACCACTTGTTTAATTTTTGTGTTGCGTTTGGTATTACCAAAAATCTTGATACTTTTAAAACCAAAAGTGGAACTGTCAATTGTTTGATTTGTGTAATCAAGAGACAAAGCAGATACACCATATTTATCTTGAAATGTAGGAGGGAAATAAACAGGCCTTCCTGTGTCTCTTGCATCATTCAATGCTTTTTGAAGAATGGCTGTTTCATCGGAGCCATCACCTTTAGCGTTGTAAGGAGGCATCCGCACGTTAATTGCTAATTGAAACATAAATTCTCTCATATCCAAAATAGCTTGAACGGTACTTTCAGCTATCCAGTTTAAATCTTCAAAACCTTCCAGCGAACCCACACGTCTCTGATCTGCATCAAAACGCTCTCTCGCAACGGCATACTGCTTCCCTTCTGCATCAATACGTAAATCTGCGACTTCTGATGGTTGTTCAACTGATGTAAGTTGCTCGTCAATGCGCTTTTTCTGCAAATCAATATCTTTCCAAATTTGTTTAACTAAATCATTTAGCCAGATAATAAATTTGCGCCCAAAACCCGTACTGCTATTAAATGGGTTATACATTATCTTCACTCTCCTTTCTTAGTTCATGGAGAACTAGGGTTTTCTAAGGCTGTCACTCGCTCGTTTAGGCTCGTTATTTGCTCTTCCTGTTCTTGTATTGCCTGCTCCTGCTGTTGAAGTGTTTGTTCAATAGTAGTTAAATCTACAATCACTTTTCCGTTCTGATCCACTTGAATTAAGTTAAGCTTTCGAAAAAATTCTGCGCTCATTAGTCCATCATTTAAGGCGGAAGCTAACGGCACATCTACATTTCCATCTTCACCTACATTGAGATTCACTAATTTCACGTAATCCTGAGCACTAATTAAACCATCTTTGACTGCTGAAGCTAACTCATATGTTGGAATAGAAAAAGACAACTGAGATTGACTCAATTGTCCTTTGGCTTTTGCAAGATTAACTTCTATAGTAGAAGCATCAATCGCTTTAGATTTCACTTTTTTCGTTACTGGATCATAAATAACATCCACATTCTTTGCTGCTTGCTGTAAGCTAGCCATGATTGTAGAAGCTTTTTTCTTAATAGCTCCTAATGTAAAAACAGGAGACTTATTTTCGTCCTCATAATCTTCTACATCCACAACCCGAATACGTACGTCTATGTCAAACGGATCTAATATACACCATAAATAATCACCTTTACGCACATCACTTAAATCCATTTCGGTTAATTGTACACCCGTTAATTTAATAGATATCTCAATTGTATCTGTTAGAATTTCCTCTAAATGACCTTTAAGTGATGTTTCATCAGTAAAGCGTTCATCTGATTCTGGATCAGCAATTAGGATTCCATATACAGAAGCTAAAGGAGAAGTATAGTCTGTAACAATAGTGTACTTTTCATCACCTTCACGTAAGCGATAAATATCAAACGTCTTTTGGCTACCATCAGTAGCATAGCGAACATAGCCTCTTGGAGCATCAAAGCCCGTCTCCGTAGGGTATTTAGCTTCTGGATCATCACCTAGATACTTTGCTGTAATGACATGAGCCTTTTGTTCAGCATCTCGAAATAAATCCACACTTTTCTCTACCAAGGTAGTTGAAGAGGACCAGGTACTTACTTTTTGCGTTTTATTTGCATCGCCATCTAAAGTAAATTCCCATAAGCCACCTTTATTATCTGAAAAGTAATGAAAGCGAACACCCATGCCTGTGTACTCTACTTTGAAAGGCGTCTCAAGGGTGGTGTAAAAACAGGGTTCAACTGCACGTGTCCACTCAACTGACGAATCCCACGTCATATTCTTACTTTCACCACTTAAAATATCTTGTTCCTCAACTTGCTTGCCATATCCCCGTATATGAGTACGAAGGTTAGTTGTATCAATTTCCTGTGATGGGCTATTTACATTAAACTCATGGCGTAACTGTTTATCTGTTATACGCCCTATTTGCTTTGCCACAATCACTTCTGTATTTGAATAATCAAACTCACCTTTTAACTTATTAGGTACTAAGTCTTGAAGCAAAGCTAAAGGGTTATTATTACCAAAGTTTTCAACCTCTATCTTTGTAGGCAAGTCTGTTGTATCGATAACCAATTTATATCCAGTTCCTTTTAATACAAAATCAAGCAGTTCTTTAGGTGTGAATGTGCCTATAATAGTTTCATAAATCCGATTACGCAACTTCATATTTTGATAAAAAATATGGTCAGCTGAAATAGTTTTTTTTACCCTTTTACCAACTGTTGTTTCATTGACATTTTCAATCACATAAGTGTCTCCATCATAAACAAGATACGCTTTATTTTGAATTTGACTATACCCTTGTTTATTTTGATCTTCCTGAAAAACAGTAACTTTAATCGTTCGGCTGGCATTGTCCACGCTGCAGTTACGTGTGACTGTATAGAGACTTAAAGGCCATTCTTCACCAGATAGGGACTTTACATATAATTCTCTCATAAAGCACCTCACAAATAATAAAAACGAAAATCAAAAATAATTTCAAAACTTCCCTTTACACCACTAACCTCAAATTGGTTCCATCCACTTAGTAGGGAAATGAATTTATGATTCGTATAGCTAAAAATATTGCTTCCGTTTTTAAAGTGCTGAATACGATCCAATAAAATTGTATCTTCTGCATTTGATCTTCCGTTGTAAGAAAAAACTTGACCTGTTGTTATGTTCTTAATTGTCAAATTCTCAGAAGCACCTTTAAATAAAATACGAAAAGAGATTTTTCTAGGATCTAAGAAAACTCCAGCATTATAAATTTCGAAACGCCCTGTTGTATGCTTATAAATAAGCTCGCGATCAGAAGGTAAATTCATTCCTACTTGCCACAGGTCTGAGTCGAATGTAAATGGATCTAGCGTTGTTCCAACTGATTCACAGTAAGGCATTAGAGATGAAAAATTTATATCAAACTTATTGGTTTGTAAATTCACATAATCTATATCATAAGTGCTATTTACTAATGCTTTCCACCTCTTACCGGGCTGTCTCGAGTCAATAAGGTAAATTGGTTCCTTCGTAGCAAATAGCATATTTAATTCATCAATTAACAACTGTAAATCAATATGACTATATCCTTCTTGCAAAAATGAAGTTTGGATTTCTCTTGAACCATATGTTGTTCCTGTATGGATAACTCCATCAGAGTTTTCAATAGTTTCTGTAAGGTGGTTATGTGTTACTGATTGCGGACGAAACTTTAGGCAAGTAAGTCCATAATCGCTAGGATTAATAATCAAACCATTTTTTATAATTTTTAAGTCCAAGAGTAATCACCCCCTCATCCGATCTAACGTATTGATTGAATTCGCTTGATTTGATTCCACAAATTCTAATATTTTTTCGCCATCAAGTTGCCCAACAAAACTAAAACTCTTTGCAACTAATTTTGTAAGTAAATCTACAGATTGTCTTAACAAAACAATTTCCTCACTATTATTAGAATTTTGATTTGATATAGTGGTTGTATTATTAGTAACAGACTGTTGGTTTGATGATGTGGACGGAACTCTTGGGATAGGGTTGAACAAACCAAGCTTAGGCATGAGTTCTTGCAATAAAGCTAGACTTCGATTTCGATACCTTGGTTCAGTAGTAAGAATGTACTCTTCATACCCGTTTTCACCTAGTTCAGCAAGTTGTCTGTTCTTGACCTTTCCACCTTTTGCAAAACCACCAATGCCACTTTTTAGATAGCCTTGATAGTTTGAATAAACCTTACGTACATAGTCTCGAGTTTCTTTAAATGGTGGAATACCATGATATTTTGCTACGTTACCTGGTCCAGCATTATAAGCAGCTAAAGCTAATTTAATGTTCCCGCCTTGACCTCTTAACATTTGAGCGATATATTTCGTGCCACCCATAATATTTTGATATGGATCACGAGGATTTTTAACACCCATTGAACCAGCTGTGCTAGGCATTAACTGCATTAATCCTGTGGCTCCAACATATGAACGAGCATTAGGGTTAAACTGTGATTCTTGCTTAATGATACCGGCTATTAAAGCAGGGCTAATACTATACTTCCTAGCTGCTGCATTAATAATAGAGGCATATTTACCAGCAAATTTACCTCCCATTTTCATACCAACGCCACCCTCGGATTTTCCTTGCAGATATGTTAATGGATTGATATAAGAACCATTACGCTTAATTTTCAAGTCTAAATGTGGGCCTGTAGAAAACCCTGTTGATCCAACATAACCAATGACTTGCCCCTCTTTTACCTTTTGACCACTTTTAACAGATGGAGCTTTCATCATATGAATATAAGATAATAAATCTGCTCCTGTTTGAACACGCACCCCATTACCTGCCGTTTTATTCCCAACAAGAATTTGCTTAACAATACCGTCTGTTAATGACTTAATAGGTGTACCAAGTGGAGCTGCTAAGTCAAGACCTTGGTGAACACCGCCTTTGTGGACTCTATCTTTCTTATTTCCATTTGGCGTAAAGTTTGTTGTAACACGAAAAGGTTTGTTAAGGTAATAGCCCCCTATTCCCGTATAAGAGCCTTCACCACCAAAATCAGGCATCCAATCATCAATTAACCCTTGGATTTTACTTATAGCAGCTTCTTTAATTCTATTCGTAATGCTTCCTGTTGCATTTGTAAACCATTTAGGTAAAACACTATCACTAACACCCATTTTAGATGAAACCTTATTCCATAAAGCTTCTGGACCTGCCATGATATCATCAAAGTTTCCTATCCCCACACCATTTTTATAAGCTGGCATTTCCCCATTAGAAAACCCATATTTTTTAAGTGCATTTCTAGTGTGGTGAGCAGGGAGTACAGATGAACCTTTTGATAGGAAAGCATATTCAGGACCTCTCGCACCAAGAATTCCAATTTGTCCTGTTTTGCCATCCAAATGTAACTCTGGTCCTTCTTCACCTGTTAAAGCCACCTGATCATAAGGAATACCGCCATTTGGTGTACCTGTTGCTCTTCCACCAGAATTAACTTCATAACCACCTGTATTGTCACCTTTTTTGTGAACATTCTTAGAATTGGATTCAACGCCAAAAATGCCTAAAATCTTGTCCCAAGTACTAGAGACTTTAGACCACATTTCATCCCAGCCAGTAACAACTTTACCTGTTTCATCATCAATCCATTTGCCATGACCTTTAGCCTGAGACTTAGCTTCTTCCACAACTCTTTGATGCATCGTTTCAGCATGGGCAACAGATTTGTCTTTCGTTTTCTTGGCTTCTGCAATTAATTTTTTCGCTTGTTCTGCTGAGATAGAGCCAGTAACATCACGCATATATTCAATGTTGTGGACGGTTTCTTTATATTGTGCATTTGCATGTTTTACTGATTCTGTTTTCTGTTTGTATGAGTTTTGAATTACTTTTGCAGCTTGCCTAGCTGTAATGTTTCCAGATTCAGTTTCTAAGCGTCCTAGAATTATTTTTTGTTCTGCTTCACTCTTGGAAAGTGTTTGTACTGCCGTTGTACGCATTTGTTCCTGAATACCTTTAATCGTTAAATATTCAGACTCAGTAATTGCCCGTTTTTCGTCTTTTGCTTTTTGGTAAATGGCTTTCATTTTATCTTCGTAAGCTTGGACTTTAGCACGTTTCTCTTCGTTTTTTATGTCCATATCTTTAAGTATCTTTGCTTCCTCTGCTGCTGTTAGAGCAGAAGAATCAGCAAATAACTTTTGAGATTTTGCTAGTTCTTGTGCATGTCGACTATCTAATTTAGTCAAAATTGTATTAGTCATGTTGTCATATTTCCCCATCATGCTAGACATATTCTGATCAGTAATAGTTTGCTGTTTAGCGTACATACTCATTAATGACATAGATGCTTGTTCATCCATTTTCATATATGCACTAACAGCTTTTTGCGTACTCTTTGAAACTGCATCAGAAAATAGGTTTGTTTTTGGTATCACTTCATCATACATACTCTGTACTTTTTTGATACCTCCAACTAGGTTCAACATGGAGCTTGTAACAGGGTTCATATATGCTAATGCTTTTAAAAAAGGATTTTGTGAAAGTTTTTCATTAACCAAGTCCCAATTTTTATATAATGCAATTGTTCCTGCTGTATATGCAGCTAAACCTGCGATACCTAAACCAATAGGACCAGTTAATGCTGCAAGTGCTCCACTTAATAAACCAGCACCACCTGCTGCAGTTCCCGCTGCTGCACCTGTTCCTGCTAACATTCCTATTAATGGCCCGCCTAACCTAACTATTCCACCAAGCCCCATTAATAAAGGTCCTGCTACTGCAGAAATACCACCTAAAGTAACTACGGTGGTTTGAGCTGCAGGAGACATACTATTAAAGGCACCTGTTACAGCGTTAATACCTTTTTCTACTTTGGGTAATAAACGCTCACTAACATCTAGTAAACTATTACCTAAAGGAGCTAAATCAGACACAAAATCACGGAAAAGCGCTTTGGCTCTTCTAGCCATATTTTCATTAGATTCAGAAGCCTTATCCATTGAACCTTTAACACCTTTAATAGCTCCATCAATGTTACCAAGAGCGTACATAGAATCTGCCTGAAGATCTTCAAATTTCGTGCCATAGAGTGCTACCCCTATTTGGTTAGCCTTCACCTGGTCATCCATGTTCTTTAGATCGTTAATAACAGCATTGTGAACCTCTTTTACCGTTGCTTTACCCTCGTTAAAGTCTGACCATACTTGTTTTGTTTTACTGGATAATTGGCCAAATCCTTCAGCAACACCTTTAGAGCCATCTTTAACACGAATTTGAAACTCTTTCATCGCATCATTGATATAATCCAAATTATAAACGCCTGAGTCAGTACCTTTTTTCAATAACTGAAAATATTCTGTGGCGGAAAAGCCCATCTGTTTATATAAAGGTGCATATTCAGAGAGGTTATCAAACATTTCATTGGAGAAGTTTAAACCATTTTGTGCACCCCATGCCATTAAATCAAACGCTTCTTTAGAGCTTGTACCGAAACCCTTCATAACGTTTGATCCAGCTCTCGTTACCTCATTTACATCAGCGTCAAAAACTTCAGCGAGAGTCAAAGAATCTTTAGTGACTTGCTTCAAATCGCCACTATTTAACCCTTTAATATTTTGGCGGACCTGAATAAGACCTTGGCGGACCTCTCCCATATTTTCACCAAAGCCCTCTTTCCACAGGCTCTGTGTAATACCATTTAATTTCTTTGCTTCAGCACCTGTGACACCTAATTGCCCTTGAATGCGTTTCTGGGAACTGTCCACATCACTGGCAAGCTTTAGCATTCCATATCCACCTGCTGCAGCTCCTGCAACAAGTCCGGCTTTGATAGCTCCTCTCATACCTTCCATTCGTTCACGAGCAGCATCTAACTTTTCGCTTGAGACTTGAACAGTACGACCAAATACAGTCCATGTTTTCTTGGAGTCATCAATTTTGTGGTTAAGATCATTTAAAGCATTTCCTGTTTTGTTCATACGAGAAATAGCCTGATTTAATTCAACCAGACTGTCTTTTGTAGCTTTGGAATCTTCGCCTTTTTCTCGTTTAGCTGCTTCATACCTCTTGCGGAGTTCTTCCACAGCTCTTTTTTCAAGACCTAAGACTTTTTCTAAGTGCTGTGACTGCTGATACAAATGCTCTGATTCTGAGCCCATTTTAACCATACTCGCAGCCGTTTTACCATATTCGCTGTTCAACACCTTTAAATCATCTTGAATGCTTGAGAGAACTTTGTCAGCGTCCTTAGACACTTGTCTGAATTCGCTACCTTGCTCTTTAATTTTAGAATTAAGTGCGCCTAGTGCCATTTCTGTACGTTTTACTTGAGCAACAGACTTGTTATAACGGATTAATAAGTTCTCTGTTTCTTTTGCTAGCTTAGTAGTCTCTTTTGCATCTTTTCCTTT